GTTAAATGATGTAAAACATCCCCATCTAAAAAAATAGCTACATGATTTAAACCAGGAGATCCAATAGACATCAATAACGCATCACCATTCATTGTTTTTTCATCTGGTCTAAGTTCTCTAAAACCAGTTCTCCATGCACAGGTTTCAAACAAGGGATTGAGAATAAACTCTTCTGGTGTTGTAGGTCTATCCCAATCTTTTAATTCAATACCTTTTTCTTCTTTATACCAATCTTTAACTAAAGACCAGCAATCAGTTACACCCCAAACCCATGGTCTGCCTAATAAAGGTGGCTTATATCCACAAGGCTCACAATATCCCCATTGTTCTGTTTTTGGATTAACAATATGCCACGGAAGATTACTTCGTTCACAACTAATTTTATCCGCCTGACTAGGTGTAGGTGGTGTTACAGGGTGACTATGAACAACGGCTGTTATCTCTCCAGTATTATCTGCTTTTACATAATCTTCTGGATCAATAATAAAACATTGATGATCTGTCATTGAAAGATTACGACAAGGATAATATCTTTCTTTTCCTCGAATATTTAACAATAAACCACAAGACTCTTTAGGATCTTGGTCTTTCGCATGAACAAGTGCTTCTTCTTTCCAATTCATGCTATGAACGTACCAATAGAAGGAAATTCTGTCCTAGTACATTGTCTTTTAGGTGCACGAATACCAGCAAGATCAAAAACAGCAGCTAATTCAAATTGTACAACTTCTCTATTCTCTGATGATTTTCTATCAATCTTATATATTTCCTGCGGAAACTCTGCTGTAGGATCTGGTGTGCCTAATGGATTTACCTGTTGAGTTGTAGTGGTTGTAGTATCTTGAGTCGTTGTATTTGGATCGTTCATAGTGATTGTATTACCCATTCCATTTCCATGAACTGTGCAATAGTATCTCAAGTCATTTGGAGCAGAAGGATATGCTGGTTGGTAAGTTACTGTAGCTCCTGCATTTCCAGCAGTTCCAGATACAGTTGTTGTTTGCGATCCTCCTGCATCAGATTTTATTGCTAAAGGATGTCCACTGTTTGAAGAATCTGATTGGTCAAAAATATATGTAGATCCTCTTTTCA